CTTCGCATTCAGTATTATTAACCCGAGCGCCAGAATCCTGCGTGATTGTGTGATGGAAAGCCAAATCCTGAGTTCTAGGTACCCATGCAACCAGCTGAGTATTGGAGCTAGAGCCATGGTCCCTAAAAGAGGGAAATATTTGGTAATCCTGTTGTGAGTTCAACCCAGAGTGTTCAGGGATACCACTAAAGGTGGGTTGTACTGAGTATACATTCCCGCCCCTAGTGGACTCCGGGGTAACGTTGGTAAACTTAACCGCACACGCCAGTAGCTTCCATCTAACATGTCCCCCCCTATTGAAAGGAGCGGTGGTAATACGGAAGCGGTGCATCGTACGGGACCGCATACGAGTTCAGCGTATTGGTTGTCACTGTAGTGGAACCCGACGCAAGACCAACTGTCATACATGCCGATGTACATGGCATTGTACCAACTGTGTCGGTCACTATCATGGGACCCAAAGTAAAGTCAGCCAGTGCCGTTGTTGCTGGGTTAACCATCACCTGTGAAAGACAATGGTAAGCGGGTCCATCCATACTACTGTATACTTCAATGGGAAATGGCCCTGCATAGGTAACTCGATCGGCGACTGTGCCGTGCCCGGGAAAAATGTCCAACTGTGTACTAGATCCCGCTACTACTACCACATTACTGTTAGTACTAGTGGTTCTAGCAAAAGACGAAACCAGTGTGGGAACTGGGTTGTAATTAACTGGACACTTTGCCGGTTCACTGGAAAAGGGATTGGCCAGCATTCTCAAGTATCGTTCCAAACGACCAGCCAACGCTTTTCTGTTGGTATAGGTGTTCTTTTTGCTTGGAGCGTTCAATGCTTTCTTCATTTCCTTGTTTAACGCCAAACCTTCTCCTGCAACCTTAGAGTTGCCTGCAAAGGACATCGGTTTTTGGTTACCAACAAGGGGATGAGATTGAGCCACTACCTTCTTTGCCTCTTTCTCTGCGATTTTCTTCACCGATGGCTGACCCTTATCAGCCTTCTTCTTCTTATTTTCTAAACCCATATAATCTGATATATAAGTTCGAACTAAGTTCATAATATTTTCAATTGAGCCTACAGCTTGAGTTTTGAACCCTGCCATGCCGACATAAAGGCATGCTGTGACGGCAGGTTGATTTGTGACCGTGGGTAAGTCCAAATCAATAGAAAATAGTCTCTG